GAGAGAGTTCGCGCTCGCGCCGCTTGGGATGCAGCCCTCATCCATCTGGCGCGGAAGAAACCGGAATTGCTTTCACTCGCACAGACAGTCGTGGATGCAGAGCAAGCAGCCTGCTGCTTCCTCGATCCGACCATCTCCGCGCTGCTTGCCACATGCGAAACGCCGGTGGCCGCATGAAGGACGCCCGGAAGATGACGCAGGCTGAATACGCGCGCGCACGCGCCGACGCGATTCGAGGCAAGGGCGCCGAGGCCGTGAAAAAACTCCCGGCAACCGATCGGACGGACGATGAATTACTCGCGTCGGGTGATCTCAAGATCACCAAGCCGTCAGTGATGGGGCTTAACGACGCCGAATATGCGGCTAGGAAACGCGCGGCCATCCGCGGCGAATAATCGACTGATCAACTTAACTTAAACGCAAGGATTTAAAGAAAATGGCAACGGTCCAGATGTCGGGCGGTGCGAATGGCACCTTCAAGATGTATCCCTCCGGCTTGAGTGTCACCTTCACAAACGGAATCGGCAGCGTCAATGCCGAGGACGTTCCGCAAGCCATTTTGAATGGCCTACAGGTGAGCGCAGGCCAAAATTGGCCCGGCGCGATGGTCAAGCACCTCACCGCGCCCACCCCGGGCAACTGGCCCACCTCGGGGACAATCACATTTCCCGACGGGAAGACTGCGGCGATCACAGGGCCGCTAGCAACTGTCGGCACTATCACGCCCGGCTCGGCATACACGAATGGCACCTATACCGGCATACCTCTGACGGGCGGCAGTGGCTATGGAGCGCAGGCGACGATCGTCGTGGCCGGCGGCGTAGTCACCTCGGTCACCATCACCAACGGCGGCGTGAAGTACTCGGCCGCGGATACCGGCCTTTCCGCGGCTGCGGCCTCCATCGGCGGCACTGGCTCGGGCTTCTCCGTCCCCGCTGCAACGCTGTCCCGCTCCGACGCCCTCATCCCTATCGCCTGGGCAAATCAGTACACGGGCTACGGCTGGTACCCGACGCCGGTCATCTCCTGGGGCGAGTAAGCCGCCATGCGCAACGCGAAATCGCAGCTTCGTGCCCTGAAGGCCATGCACAAACTCGCAAGCGAACTCGCCTGCGGCAGCGTCGAAAACGAGATGCGCATCGCCAAATTGATTGGAGCGGAGATATTCGCGGCGGCGCAGGCCAGAACTCTGCATACCGTGCGCGGAACGCACCTCATCCACTTGGCCGAGATCGCCATCCCGCTGATCGAGAAGATTGTTGAACTCGAGCTAGCACTGAAGCGCAAGCGCGGCGCGGCTGCGCCGCAGAGACGACTGCAATGATTGAAGACGCGCCGAAGATGTTTCCCGAGTCCTACGTGAGGCAGCTGCGCGCGGAATGTAGAGAACTTCGTCGGCGCGCGCAGGCGTCTGAGGCACGCGCAAGACGTGCCCTGGCGCGCTTGGAGGAACTGACAAGCAATAAGCCTAGGAGCAATCCAGATGATTGATCTTAAGAAACTCCCGCCGCTCGAAGCGACGGCGCCCGCGTTGGCGTTCGCGCTGAAAAATCGCAGCCTTATTCGGCGACTGTTTCCGCTGATATTTCGACCGAAGACCCCAAAAGAGATTGCGGCTGCGCGGCGCGAAGCCATTCGTTCGGCCATTCGCCTTCGCATCGGCAAAGTAATTCCATTCATTAGACCCCGAGATTGAACACATGACCAAAGTAACTAGAGTTGCAAGCAACCCAGAATTGGCGGCCGAGGTCGGAGCGGCGCCGAAGGCCCCAATCGTTGACGAAGTCATCGTCGATTCCCTGGGAAGAAAATTGACGGTTCGAGAGCCGGGCATTCTTGACGAAAGCCGGCTGATGCGCCTACTCGGTGAGGCGGCGACGAACACCGCTTACGTGCTCTGCTACGTCATGCCCGTCGCGATGATTACGAGCATCGATGACCTAAAGACATTCCTTCCATCCTCGCAACTCGAACTCGATGCGCGCATTGAGACCGTCGGTCGGGCAGGGATTGCGGCAGTAATGAAGCACCTCGAGGCCAAGACCGGAGGCGAACAGGACGCCGTAAAAAATAGCGCGGGACCCCAGATTCCGCGAGGCTTGTTACCTCGCAAAAAATGGGATCCCTTTCCATCTCGCGTTTGGCGACACCAGCAATAGAGGGCTTGATCGCGTGGAGCGAACCGCAGTCGCAATCACTATGGCCGAGCTGGATGGCGCAAAGTTTAATTGGAACGAGTGGCAGTGGGAGGATCGGCAGCAGTGAAAGAGTTCAACAGCTTTGCAGCGTTTGCGGCGCATCTACTGACTCGTGAGGCGCTCATCGCTGAATCCATCCACAACGGTCTCAAGATCGTCGCCACCAAGATCGAAGAGACCGCCAAGGAAGAGATCGGCACCTATCAGGCTGAGGTAGGGCCATTCCCCGCCTGGGCGTCGCTGGCCGACTCAACTAAGGCAGACCGCGTCGCGCAAGGGTACGCCGAGGATGAGCCTCTGCTGCGCGAAGGCGACTTACGCGAGTCGATCCACCACGATGTGGCCGGCCTCGAAGCGGTCATAGGATCGGACTCGGACATCGCTCTATATCAGGAGCTTGGTACCGCGCACATTCCGCCGCGCCCGTTCCTCGGACCGGCAGCGATCCACAACGAAAAGGTGATGCTCGAAATACTCGGAGCAGCCACTGTCGTCGGCATTGCCGGCGCCGAGGCTCTACCGTCCGATCTCGGTTACGACTTCAAGGTGAAATAGCATGTTCGAGAATTATAAAATCGCCATAAAAATCGCAGTGACCGACGAGGCCACGCGGGCCATCTCCCTCCTGACCCGCCACCTCCTGCAGAGCGAGGAGGCGGCCGGCAAGCTGCAATCGCGCCTGGCCACGATCAAAGGCTTTTTCATAGGCGGAACTGCTCTCATGGGCACCGGTGCGGCCCTGGCGGCGCCCCTGCTCTACGCCGTAGACAAGGCCGCGGAGCTGCAGAAGCAGCTCATAGGTGTGCAGATCGCGACCCGCGGCACCGCCCAGCAAATGGATCAGATGCGCGGCGTCATCGAAAAGGTAGCTGGCGTCACGGTATTTTCGAATATCGATGTCGCGAAGATGGCAAAAACCATCGCGACCGGCACGGGCCTAGGCGCTTCGCAGGTGCAGAGCCTGCTGCCTGCCTATGCCAAGTTCGCCGACGTGCAGCTGCTCATGAAGGGCACGCCCTACGGATCTTCGATTCCCGAGGCGATCCGGCTCGCGCACACGGCGCAGCACTACGACGCGGGTTCGCTGACGACTTATCTCGACCTGCTGACGAAGGCATCGTTTATTGTTCCGGGAGGCCTCTCCGAAGTCGGGCACGCTTTGAAGTACTCCCAGGGGATGGGTAAGACCGCCCTCGGCATCGACGACCAGAACATGGTTTTGCTCACCGCTTTCCTCAATCGTTTGGGGCTCGCCGGCAGCCGCGGCGGTACGAATGCGATCGCGGCCATGACTCGATCAATTCCGGGCATCTTCGGATCCGGACTGCTCACCGGCAAGAGCAATCAAGCGCTCGCCGCAATGGGGATGATCGACAGTAAGGGCCATTCGCTTGCTTTCCAAAATGGCAAGTTCGACATGTTCTCATGGCTTGGCCTCATGGGCGATTACGTCCAGCGCGAGTTCGCCAGCCATCCCGAGGCAATTGCGCGGCAAGATATCCTTAAGAACTTCCAACACGCGTTCGGTGTGCAGGGTAGCCGCGTTGCTTCGCTCATGTCGAGCCCCGAAGCGATTAAACAGTTCCGGCAAATCGGCAACACATTCTCCCAGTACGGCGGCGTTGAAGGCATGCAGAAGAAATTCGCCGACGAGTCGGTTGCGCAGCAATGGATGAATGCGAAAACGAACTTCATGTCCGCCATGGTCGAAATCGGAATGACGCTGCTACCGACGGCGACGACCGCGCTGCAGAAGCTCAACGGCTACTTGAAGACCTTCATCGAATGGCTGACCAAGAACCCTGACAAGGTTAAGCAGTACGCCACCAATATTGGCCTGCTCGCGATCGCCCTCACGGGCCTCGGCATAGTTTCAGTGGTGACGTCCGGCATCACCGGATTAGTCACAGCGCTCGGCCTGCTAGGTCCCGCAATCGCTGGTGCGACGGCCGCCGCAACGGCCGCGAATCTTGCAACGGTGGCCTCGCGAACGGGAAAGCTTGGCGTCCTCGGTCTGACTGCCTATACGGCGTATGAAGCGACCGACCTCATAGCGAATAAGTGGCTAGGGGCGGATTCCAAGCTCGGCAGCCTCTTCGCGCCGTCATATGAAAATCGGCCGAACCTGCGGAAGAACGGCTACCAGATCCAAGTCCATGTCCACAACAAAATCGACAAGCACGGGCTTGCGACGATGGTGACGGATGAGCAGGCGAAGGCGTTCAGCGGCCCCGAGACGAGTGCGGCCGCCTTCGACACTCGCATGCACCTGGCCCCACCCGGCGCTGCATTGGCTTACTGATCCATTCGCGCGCAAAATCTGAGAGGTTTGACACCGACATTGCACGGCCTTGGAGAGGACAGTCGCAACTAGACAAGTGGCATTTCACAAGGAACAGTCGGAAATGAAAGCAATGCTTTTGCTGTGCGTTGTGGCCGCCGCTGGCTGCAGCACTATGACCAAGCCCGGCATGACGCCTGAGAGCAAGGCGAAGGATCGCTACGAGTGTGAACAGGAGGCGTACGCAGCGGCCAATGGGAACGCCGGACTTCTATCAAACGGTCTCTACCGTGATTGCATGCGGGCACGGGGATATAAATGAAGGTTGGCGCGAAAATGAAAAGGTTTGTGACCTACGTCTGCATTATTATCTCCGGCTGCGTCACTATCCCGTCCAATATTGTGAGTGTCGGGCCAGACACATATACGCTCAACATGACCGGCGTCGGTTTTGCGACGCAGGGCAACACCAACGTTAAAGCGCTCTCGCAAGCAAGCGCCTTTTGCGAAAAACAAGGCAAAAAGCTTTTGCTCAAAAACCAAACGGAAAATGGCGTGTATGGTTGGTCGCCTCGACAGTCGACGCTCACTTTCGAGTGCCTCAATGGCGATGATCCGGCATATCTTCAGAAAAAATAGCTCATCTATCCCGTTTGTGTTCCTGCCTGACGCGCGCCTTGCAT